CGTACATTTGCAATGTGTTTTTCATAGTATTAGATTTAAGGTTAACAAAAGATTGGCTGTCTGGGATAGATAGCCTTTTTTATGTCCTTTTCTCACGTCAAATATACCGTCACTATCCCATCCGGATGTTTACCCTATCCCATGAAGATACCGTCACTATAATAAGCGGATAGCGTCAATATGTTTCAAGTTCCCATTCCATCGATAAAAATTAAAAGCTTTCGAAAAAAATTTCTTCCGTTTAACATTTGAAACATAGCAGGTTATCTCATTTCACAAAAAACAGGTAAAAAAAATCTTGCTAAAAGATTTGCGTAGTCCAAAAGTTCCCCCTATATTTGCACCGCATTTGAGAGAGAATGCGGGTTCAAGGAAGTTTGGGTGAGTGGCTGAAACCACCAGTTTGCTAAACTGACGTACTCGTAAGGGTACCGGGGGTTCGAATCCCCCAGCTTCCGCAAAATCTCAAAATAAAAAGAGCTAAGTTTTATAGACTTGGCTCTTTTTAAATCTATCAAACTCCGGTGGGTTCGTCTAACGGTTAGGACACATGCCTCTCACGCATGTAATACGAGTTCGATTCTCGTACCCACTACTATCTGATTATCAGCCTCTTACAAACAAGTAAGGGGCTTTTTTATTGCCTTATATCTATATCAAAGTATCGTTTTTAGGCGTTATAAACGGGTATTATTAAAGAAAATGGTGCAAATTTTGCGCAAATTTTCATCTCGCATAATTATCACGCTATCCCGTTGACACGTTGTTTGCGTATATATACTAAAAACAATATTATTATGGCAACTGTTTGTTATCAATTAGACACACGTAGAGAAAAGAAAGACGGCACATACCCGATCAAGTTGTATATTAGGCATAAAAGCCGAATATTAATAAGTACCGATTTTTGCGCTACTCCGAGAACGTGGACGGGTACAGAGTATAGCAAAGAAGCGAAAAGCTACAAAGCTAAAAATGTAGCGATACGCAATCTTATAAATCGCGTGGAAATACTTATCGTTATGTTGGATAATAATCAGAAATTAAAAAGCATGAGCGACGCAGCCTTGAAAGATTATATTTCAAAGTCCATCAAAAACGAGTCAACCTGCAAAACTTTCGTAACCTACCTAGACGAGTTTATAGAGACAAAGACGAAAGGAAATACAATAGAACTATATAAGGCTACAAAGAATAAGATTCTTGCCTACGACCCGGTATGTACATTTGAGACTATCACAAAGAAATGGTTGGAATCTTTTAATAAATGGCTAAAAGATACAGGAATGAAAACCAATTCAATATCAATCCATCTACGGAATATTAGAGCCGTCTTTAACTATGCGATAGATAACGAAGAAACGGAGTTATATCCGTTTAGAAAGTTTGCTATCGAAAAAGAGGAAACCAGAAAACGCTCGCTAAGACCGGAACAACTCGCCACGCTCCGAGACTTTAACGGAGAAGAATATCAAAAGGAGTATCAAGACATATTCATGCTTATGTTTTATCTAATCGGAATAAACGCAATAGACTTATTTAACCTCAAACAAATAGTTGACGGACGCATAGAATATAAACGAGAAAAAACCGGAAAGCTATACTCTATCAAAGTAGAACCGGAAGCAATGGAGATAATAAACAGGTATAAAGGAAACAGATTTCTACTAAACACGCTCGAAACCAACGATTACAATTATAGAAAGTATATGGCAGCAATGAATAGAGGTTTGCAAAAACTTGGAAACTTTGAACGCAAAGGATTAGGTGGGAAAAAGATTAGAGATATTTTATTTCCCGGCATTACCTCGTATTGGGCGCGCCATACATGGGCTACAATAGCGCATAAAATAGAAATATCGAAAGATGTAATATCTTTAGCTTTGGGGCACGAGTTCGGATGCAAAACAACCGGAATTTATATAGATTACGATTTAGAGCAAATAGATAAAGCGAATAGAAAAGTAATAGATTATATTAATTCATTAAAATAATTCGCCCAAAACTTGCACAATAAGCAAATGCTTATTATTTTTGTAGAGTCAAATAAGAGTTCTTAATTTTAATGTTTAACCAATGAAAGATGAAGAAAGAAAGGAATTAGAACAAGAGTATGAGAATTTAAAACTTCTCGCTTCATTCCACGAAGCCTACGGGGTTCCCGAAAATGAAAAAGAAAGAGAAGCATTAATAAATGACATACTTGACCGGATGAATGAGATTCGGGAAAAATTAAAAGAATAATTAACCTCCCTCCCTTCGGGGAGGGATTAAAACTTTAAAATATGATAGATATAAACGCTTGTTTGCCAACGCCCGAAATGAAAGCGGATTTTGAAAGATTTAAAACCTTATCAAGAAGAAAGGGATGCTTTCAAAAAAGAAATGCAAGCAAAATATAATGCACTGCCAGAAGATCAGCGAGAAGCCTATAAAAAAGCGTCTGAATCCGGACTAAAAGCAACCGTAGACGCTTGTAATGATTTCATTGAAAGAGCGGAAGAAGCTATATTAAGAGATAAGCTCGGAGAATTGCCGGAGGCTATTTCGTTTAGCTATATCGCAAAGAAGTATTTCGGTAAGTCAAGAAATTGGCTATATCAAAGAATTAACGGTAACATCGTAAACGGGAAAAAGGCTCGCTTTACTGATAATGAACTTCAAACATTTTTAAATGCCTTGAAGGATGTAAGCGAAATGATTCATCAAACATCGCTTAAACTCGGTTAAGATTCTTATTTGACACCAGTCCCGCAATTTGAGCCGTTGCGGGACTCTTTTTGTTTATGTAGAAAGCGAAAGCCCCGACTATACTTAGTCGAGGCTCATTCTTAATGGAATAAATAACGCATTATCTCTCAACTCAAAATCTAGCAACTTCCGTAGAGAGATGGTACAACAGATATCCCCACCCGTACACAAATATACTAATTATTTTTTGATTTGAATATTATTCGACCAATTATTATCAGAATAAACAAAATTATAATTCCAAACGCCCACCCGCCCAACTCCATTTTAATAGATTGCCATCGGTTTAACTTCTTTTCAACCGGATAAGGCACACGAATAGAATCGTTTTTAAGAATCGTATCGGTACGATTCGTTGTTAAGTAGCGATACAGATACTTATATCTATACTGATAAACTGTATCACCCTTTACGAGCGTATAAATACTATCTCGTTGATAGATGCTATCATAACGGATACTATCACGTGTCTTGTATTCAGTGCGAACGGATTCAACCGGGATATATTGAGTCCGGCATGATACGAAACATATTGCTAACATCAGCAATATGATAATATAAACTAGCCGTTTCATGGTCGAACTACTGTATTACGTAAGAAATTAGGGAACTCGGAGCGTACATCAAAACAGGGGCACGCCTTTATATATTCTTTCGGCTCTACCTCTCCGCTTCCGTCCAGATCGGGCGAAGTATCACGATGTCCGAGAACCTCGATTATCTCATATTCTTTGCAGAGTTTAGCAACCAACTCGCGCAAAGCCGCTCTTTGGGCGATCGTTCTTGTGTCTGCAGGCTTTCCGTTTGCATCCAAACCACCTATGTAGCAAATACCAACACTATGTTTATTATACGAAGATTCGCTAAAACCCTTCGTATTACAATGCGCTCCGTCAACCGCTAAAGATCTCCCTTTTTCTACCGTCCCATCAATCCGGATAACATAGTTATATCCGATCTGGTTAAATCCGCGTGCCCGGTGTATACGATCAATGTCTTTTGCGGTCAAATCCTGCCCGGCGCGCGTAGCCGAACAATGGATGATAATCGAGTCTATTTTATTCATTGCTTTCTTCTTTATTTTGATTATTAATTGTAATTGGTCTACGCGGTGGAGTTCTCCGGCTGCACTCGCTGTCTGGTCTGTCACATCGGTTATGTTCTGCATCCTTCAAAGCTAATTCAAGCTCGTAGTATTTACGCATCCAATTTTGCGCCTCTGCCTGTGCGGTTCTCCATTCTCGATAAATCGTATCTACTTTCTCGTCTCGTTGTTTTAGTCGCTCGTCGTACCGTTCAATCTGCTTGTTTAGATTGTCAATGATAGAAAGTAAATTTTGAAGTTCCATAGAATCCGCCGTAGCCTTTTCTTTTCTGGCGTTCGTTTTGCGATTCGCTAGAAACGTGACTGTAAAGCGGATCGCCTCTAATCCTCCTAACGCTCCTATGATTTTTAACCATTCGTCCATATTTTTATTTTATGTATTTCATATCGCTTTGGGTAGCTCTTATTCTACCGATAAAGCCTCATTAACCGCTACCTGAACAAAAGCGACGAACCCCGTACTCACATATTTTTTAATACTTTCGGCTTGTTCGGGAGATACTTCTACTTCACCGTTCTTGTAGATTTGTTGAGCTAATTCCAATTCGCCCAAATCGGCGGTTTTCTGATAGATCGCATTGCCTAACATCTTTGCAATATCGACGGTACTATTATTCCCTTCGATGTCTTTTACTTGAATTTTTCTAAAGTCTATTTTCATAGTTTTATTGCATAACGTGTAAATTAACCGTAGAAGATGTATTATTAACAGAAGCGTATGTTTCCGCTGTTACAAAAATTGCAAATCGGTAAGGTTCGAGAGTATAAGTACCCCCGCTTTGCCATGTTGTAAGAACCCGCTTAGGATAGCCAGAAGCGTTTACAATTGTTATCATTTTGCGCCGAGGTGAATTGCATATATATATATTACATAGTTTCCACTTCCTTCAAGAAAAATACAGTCTATCGGTTGTCCTGATTGCGCATATTTGTGATAAGTTGTATCAGTTCCATAATTATAGATATGTGCAAAGAAATCACTAGTCGAAGCGGAATTAAATGAAAGAGAAGTCATTTGTTGGTGTCCGAATTGTCCTCTACACCACAAATCAGCGGTTAGAAACCTATAGCTTCTATTTGTTCCGTTCGGTTCCTTAAAAGTGCCTTGATGCTGCATGTCGCCTTCAAAATACATCTTCCCTTCGGATGTGCTAAATCCGATTTCGCACATTACGACTTCTTTATTATCTACTATTTTAGTTCCTTGTAATGACTTAAATGTGCCTGTCGCGCCATTCAGTTTTTCAACTTCTAAGGTCTTAACATCGATAAAATCCGTTACAATCTTTCCATTAGTGATAAACGTCTTATTTCCAACCAATATCGCACCCGTTGCAGGAAGTGATAATTTTCCGTCTGCTGTTAATTCAAGCCCGGTTACATTATGCTTAATCGAACCGCCCGTCATTAACCAACCCTGCGTTTTTGCTTGATTACCAATAAACAGACCGGACGTGCCGAGTATATCGATCGTTGCATTTTGAGCTACTAACAACTGCGTAGCAACATTAACAAAGTCGTTAAACAAAGTCCATTTCGTTACATCGAAAGAAGAACCGGAATTATGATCTACACGACACGAATAAGTATTACCGTTGTAGATAATAGTATCTCGATACTGCGTATTATTAACATAGTTAGTGTTTGCTTTCCACTCACCGCGCGGGCGGATTAAAGCACCGGGAAGTCCGGTTGCTCCTGTATCTCCCTTGCCTCCCTGATCGCCTTTATCTCCTTTGTCCCCTTTATCCCCCTTATCTCCTGTATCACCCTTTACTTTCGTCCAAATATACTTAGAAAAAGTTGTGCTGTCTGCCGCAGTGAAGTCAACATATTGCCCTATCCAAGCACCGGGAGTCTCACCATTATTAGCAGTAAAACTCGTACCATTGTCCGAGTACTTGATGTGTAAGTAGGAAGTTTGTCCGTTGGCTCCGGTTGGTCCGGCGATACCTTGTTCTCCTTTAGGACCTTGCGAGCCTTTCAACTGTACCCACTTATAAGAAGCGTATCCGGTTGGAGCGGTCGCACTAGTTGTTACCGCTGTACCGATATAAGTGTTCGGAGTGTCAGACATCGGATTACCGTTCGCATTAGCGGAGTACTTTACGTGAAAATACTGTGATGTGCCGGGAATACCTTGTGATCCGGTCGGTCCTGTATCACCTTTGTCGCCTTTTGCCCCGGTTGCACCCGTATCTCCCTTATCTCCTTTATCTCCTTTGTCGCCTTTGTCGCCCGTTTCTCCCTTAGAAACATATTTAAGCCAATCAGTAGAATTGTCTGTTGGTTCTTGGATTGTTTTGTCTGCAATACATATCCATGTACTGCCATTGCATACAACTTCATCATAGTACCAATATGTGCCCGGCGTCCATACTCCTTTGAAAGCGGGTACGGGAACTTCTGTTATACCATCGTTAGATAATTGCTTGATAGTCCCTGTCATATACACATTGCGGAGATACGCACTATGTCCAGTCATTTCGATACCAAACAGTTTCAAGTTAGACAGGTCGCCCAACTGCATAGCGATCATTTCTTTTGTAATCTCCCAACTGTTAACACCCGTCAGATAACGGACATAGCTTTGTGTCGAATAGCTCGATCTTTGCCGATCTTTGCTTGTGAAGTTACCATACGAAACGAAGTGCATAGCCTTGCAAGGGTGTGCGGTTGTACCAGAACGAAGTGCATATTTAAACGTAGAATCACCGATCTTTTCAGTAATACGAAAATAAGCGGTTTGAAATCCGGTTGAGTCGTTGAATATACCTTTGCAAATATCGTCTACCTCTATTTCTGCTATTTCGCCCGGTTCGAGTTTAAGGTAGATGATCCGATTTGATTCGTCTATATTTTCAATAATCCCGCCGCCCGGAGCGTTCCACTCTTCGCCCGAAACGATTGATACGCGGTTGTAACGTAATTCAGGAACTTCAAGGAAATCACGTAGACGAAGAGATTTTGCATCTATATGACCGTCTTTGCCGATTAGCCAACCGATTAAGCCTTCTGCGTAGTCATTTGAGGATATATCACCGGAAAAAGTCGCTGATTTCGCAATCAGTTTATCAAGGACGTTAAGTATTTGCGTCGTTACTGTCGTTGCGGTCAACGTATCTGTAGAAATACCCTTCGTTACGTCTAGCCCATTGTCAACAATTAAACCGCCTAGCAACTTGATAAGAAATTGCGTTTCGTCTGGCGCTGTTTTGGATAAATACGAGTCTTTTAAAGCGTCGATAGCCGCATATAGTTCCTGCCTTATGCGTAAAGAAGAAAACGTATTATCGTCGGTCGGTGCCGTATTATTATCGGTCAGAGCAATAATACGAGACTTTATTTCAAATAGGGAACGAAGAGATGAAAATACATTCTCATCTGAAACAGTACGCCCGTCGTCGATTTTCAGCACGTCAAGATTAGCCCCGCCGCCATTTATAGGCGTTGGCGTTGTTGTACTAATACTTACCGAACCGGAATTGCGTAAATACTTATTCCGAAACGAATGAGGCACTTTCTTATTTTCTACTTCTATCATGTTTCTATTAATGATACGTTACAACTTTCATTTGCGTAATCAATACTCATTTGATCGACGACCATTTCTCTTTTGAGGGAATTCTCGTAAATCCTAGACAGTATCGAAAAGCCACGATTTAAATTATTGCTGTATCTAAATTTTGGAGCTTTATAATGCGTATAAAACTTGTCTATTAGTATTTGTTCCGGCAATACATTTTTATCGTGCAACGGACTATATACCGTTTTTAAATAATCAAATTTATCCCCTGATTTGGTAGCGCAATTTGAGTAAGAAGAAATATTTTTTGCGTTTGAGTTGATTAATAGTTCGATGTCGTCCATTTCTGTTACATTATTGTCGTTTATCACGTTGCTGTAAACTACGTCGGAGTCGTCAACTGCATTATTAAATATATCGTATGTAACTTTATTGTTAGTATACTTAAACGTGAAATCGGATATATGAAATGCAGTACAAGGATAACAGCCCCCATCCGTTCGATACATAGGATATTTTCCTAAATGATTCGGAGTGCTTAATTCAAAGCGTATCTTTCCGCATAGTATTTTATCATCTGGAAGTTTAATCGCAACTCCGTCCGTTGAGTCGTACAGATTAAATCTATAACTAACAGTATTCGTTAATCTCTTTTCATCATCGAAAACTTTATCACCTTCTTTGTTTATATGAACCAAATAGAAACCATCTTTAAGCGTACATTCGTCGTGATACCATTTTTCGACAAAAATATCTTCGCCGTTTTCCCTATACGCATAAACCTTATTTCTATCCTCGAACCCGCCGGAAGCCTTTTCACCACTAACTGAATCATACTCGCCCTTACTTACAAATCTCCAATCTCCAAATTCATCCTTATACCTATACCATGTAGCCCCTTTATAAGTTAAGTTATGCGTATTTTTATAATAGCCTCGATTTACTCGATCCGTATAATACTTTTGATTTCTCCATACTTCACCATCATAATAGTAATCATCTATATATAATTTGCAAGGAACCATCGTATTATCAAATCCGGCGCCATATTTTGTATTAGAGTATACTTCATCGGACGTTTTTATTATATCGTTCGGAAGAAAAGAGCCGGACATTCTATAAGCGATATTTATTATGAAATATCCTCCTTTGAATAAAGAATACTCTCCGTTTTTCAATGTTAAAAGAGTCTTTCGAGAAGCACTAATTATATTATACGCTTGCAGGAATGAAACGCAGGTTTTCCAACTTAAAGAAGACGGTTCCCCGTCCTCTGTTGTGTAGTCGCTGTACTTCTGCCATACCACACCGGAATATATATCATTAACGTTGTCGATAGTCACTTCAACACCTTCTGCCGGAATATCAAGAAATGAAAAGCTCGGTATCAAATACCCCCAATTACTATTAGATTTAAAAAACGAATTAAGAAGGGTGTAATTCTTTCCGTCTATATCCCTACCAGATATATAATATTTATTGGGATCGGAGTTTTGATTTACTATATCCTTATCGTCGTCGAGCAATTCCGGGCATAAGTTGGTTATCTGATTCATATTAGCAACAACAGATACTTTATTATACACATCACCAAGCGATATACTTCCCGCGCTTTCAGATACGCCAATATTACGCACATTCAATAGTGCGGAAGGGATTGTTATACTTTCACATGTATCGCTTATTCTATCATAAACGAAAAAATGAAGCTCGTCGTTTTTGATAAAATCATAGTCGATCATATAATAAGCATCCTGATACTGAATGAACGTCATACCGATATATTTAGAGATTTCTTCTAAAACATCTCTACTATTCATCGGCTCGTTAGCTTCATCAAAGAAATTTCGTTCATGTATATAAATATCTTCTATCAAAGAAGTAGAAACATCTTTCGAGATTCTATTAGTTTTTTGAAAGTACAATTTGTTTAGAATCTTTCCGGGATCGGCAATATCAAGAATGTGCATTATTACATCTTTGAAACTTTTAAAATAGACCTCGGAAGAATTAATATAAGAGTACTTCTTATTTTCCAAAACGGAAATAGTATCGATTGCCTGTATCTCCACTATATTAAGCGGAGTTATATAATCGCTCGAATATAAATTTGGACTCATATATCCAAACCACTCTAAAACATCATCGGTTTTATTATACAAACGAACTTCTATATTTTGCCCTTCGGCTGTATATAGGTCTGATAAAATTCTATCTGTCAATATGCTTGTTACCGAATTAGACATTTTCAACGGTTTGTATAGAGTGTCCGATTCATACTCAACAGTAAACGGGCTATCTGTTAGGGTGAGTTCTTCGGAATACGTTGCAAAGACCGTATGAATTTCGATTCTATACGTCTTGTCTTTCCTGCTCTTAAACTCTGAATAATATCTTAGTTTCATCTTACTTTGCTTTTCTGATTATAATGATTACTCAAAACTCCTTCCAAATCTCTTCCATGTATGCGAAACGTTACGTTTGCGGGCTGATTTCCATTTTCTGCAGACGGTGCAATCTTTTGCGATAAGGAGCCATATAAACCGCTATTAAGCATTTGAAACAAATTACTTTGCTGTGATCCGTTTAAAATCATCTCGCCTGAATTGAGTAAAGCCGGAACCTTATCGCCTGTGAATGATGTGCCAGGCACAATACCACCCGTTGCGAATTTAGGAATACTAGCCATTGCCGCAATTACAGAGGCGACAGCCGCGCCCGCCAATAGCCAACCTACAACGGGTGTTTCGGTTGCCGAAGTCACGCCGTTAATTACAGCTTCGGTTTGTTTAGCTGTTATCAAATCTCTAATTGCTGGAATAGCTTGCGCAATGCTCGAGACTACGCCCGCACCCCATTGGAGATACGCCGCGGTGCTTTCGTTTGTGATTCCAGATAAAGAGCTCATAATACTTCCAACTGCATAAAGCGATTTAGTGTATTCCTCATTTATATCTATATCCTTTTTCTTAATTGGAGACTCAAATTTCGGTAACTTAAAGTTTTTACCTCCCTTTCCATGCGTTGGAACCTTATCGTAAGTCGGTGCGATAGGTACGGATAAAGCGCCGTCTTTCATCCCGCCGTTTTTGATTTTAAACGCTTCTTGATCGACTACAAACTTTAGATTGATCTTCTTTTGTTCGAATTCGTTGATCGTGGTTTGAATCGTTGAGCGTGCTTGCATATCGGTTACGGAAATAAGTTTCTTATTCAGGTCTGCCAACTGAATGTTTATCGCCTCTATACTGTTACCGCTAGTTTCGACCTGCAATTTTATTTTCTTTGCTTCAAATTCGTTAATCGTAGTTTTGATAGTAGTTTTTGCCTGTTCGTCCGTAGTGGCTATGAGCTTCTTATTTAATTTCGAGATTTCTGCATCATACCACGCAATAGAATCTTTTTCAGGTTCTATTTTTGTATCGCTACCACTTCCGCCGCCGTTTCTCTTGTTATAACTTCCGTTTATCTTGGCATCTGCATTTGCGACCTCTAATTCTTTGTTAGATACGGCAACCTTTAAACTATTCGCCGTAGCTCTCATCTTTAACGCTTGCGCTATTGCTGATTCCTCATCGTCTGCCGCTTCAATAAATAATCTATTCAATTCTCCATAAAGACCAAAACGAGATTCTTTATATCTTTTCAATTCTGCCCGAATCTTCTTTGTCTCGTCCGAGTCTATTACTTGCTCTGTGTATGGGTCTCTAACCTTTGAGGATTCAATCCTTTTGTTATATTCAAATAGTCTATCTTTGTGGGCGGTGCTAGTCTTTTCAATATCTGACCTTTTACTGTCTTTTATTAAATAATCCCACATCTCCCTAGATACATTCTTATTGAATCCCATTTTTGCAATTTCAGCCTGTAAAGCCGTATAGGAAGTATCAGTATTGGCAGTCGCTAACGATTGCTGCAAAGTTGCCATCTGTATAAGATATTCCTTTGCTTTAGCTAAATGTTTATTGCGCTCTTCATCGCTTATATTACGCGCCTTAGCTTTATTTAGTTCAAGCTGATATTTTGTGTTAAGATCGTCTACCTCTGCTTTATTGAATAAAGTTTTTGTACCCAAATTATCTAAAGCGACGGATAAATCCCCGGCTTTGTCGATTACATTTTGCAGATTAGAAAGAAAGCCATCAAAGTTTCCTAATGCAATGCTAGAAAAAAAAGAATCAACACTTGCCTTTGCTTGATCCATCATTTTAACATAAGCATCCCCAGTTGTTTGTGAGCTATTAATAACTTTCATTAATCCCTCGTATGCTCCCATAGCTACGCCGATAGTCCCGGCAAACTTAACGATGCCCGCTCCGGCTGTTTTAGCCATATTACTAATACCGCCCTGAAAGTTATTAACACCCTTCTTTGACTTCTCTAAATTCGCGTCGAAGTCATTCGTTTTTAATAATAATCTTGTTACTATATCAGACATCTTTATTCGTATTTAATTGTGATTCTACTTCTTTTGCCTTAGCTCGTAATCGTTGCATTTCTTCGTCCGTTACGCTCGTATCTTTCTTTTCTTCTTCATCCCACGGGAACCGGAGTATATCGGTTTGCTTTAGCGTCTTTGTGCTATTAGATTGCGCTATAATGAAACCTAACAATCTAGTTTGTTCCCACGCTTCCCGATTGCGTCGATTCAATCCGTCTATAAACGATTCAACCTCGATAAAGTCCATTTTATCGAGGAAGTAATCGGGAGCGATCCCGCCCTCACCGACAACGCGCGAATAAAGTTCGCGTATACTTACGGCTTTCGTTTCCGCGTCGTCACCTTCTTTTTTTTTACGTCATTTCCTGCCGATTGCGAACGTAGTTTGATTTCATCCAAAATAAACTCTTTGAATTGTTCGAATAGAGTCAAGTCATTTTCGCACAATTCTATAAACTCGTCAAATTCCATATTAAACGAATCCTTATTGCTAGCGATCAGGAACGAATAAAACAAAATGTATTCATCTAGTAATTTCCCGAACTGAAACGGATAGTCGGATATAGATTCGAACACAAAGAACGCACGAAGCGTATATTTCAAAGAAAGATCTTTTCCGTTAAGTGATATTGTTTTCATTGAATAAGTCGTTTAGAGGGCGGCAAAACACCGCCCGTAAGTTATTTACTATCTGCCTCTTTTGTAAGTGGTCCGGTTCCTTCGAAGCTCACAGAGAAAGTCGCTTTATCTCCGTCCGGCGCATTTGCTTCTAATGAAGTGATAACAGCTTTTCCAGTGTAAGCACCCGCCGCAAGCGTCCATCCGGCTTCAGGCATCTCGTTTGCATTGGGATCACTCACAATACCAAATTTTAACGTAATAGGTTTGCGCGCGATCATCAATGCGAATAATTTATCGTAACTATTCGCATCAACATCGGCACTGAATACGTTCTCACTTGAAGCGTTCCAAGATAGTTTTTTAATATCCTTCTCCGTCCAGATACCCGAATCTTTACTTTGCGTGTCGATAGTTTCAGCCGATAACCCTAACTTGCATGAAGTTGCCAACGCTATAGCCTTATCTTCTGTGAATAACATTAGGTCTTTGCCTAACGCTGCTTTTGTTTTACTCATAATTTTGTCGTATTTTAGTTATTATTCTGTTTTAAAAGAAAACACAAGGCGTTGAATGAAAGTATCTTCGATAAAATCCTCGTCCGCACTTATTAGTTTCGAGTCGATTACATCGAAGTTGTCATAACTTCCTCGTTTGTTTTCGAGTGATTTACGCACTTCTTCCGCGATTGTAACAGAGTTCAAATAGTTATCACTGGCGACAACGATCTCAACCGATACAGTGTCGCCTGTGGTACTATATTTTGCATATTCTGGCGTTAGAGAGTTGCGTTTGTAGATCACAAACGGGAAAGATGTTTCCGTTTTGGTCGAAATCGCATAGATTTTATCAGTAACCAACTTTGCCAACTCCGTAGAATCGCTTAGTTTTTTATATACGTGTGCACCTATTGATAAACTCATTTCTTTTTATTTGCTACTTTTGTTATAGAATCAATTATATTTTTCTCTAGCGAGTTCTCTGCTTCTTTCTGCTTCGATTTGACCGCATTAGAAAAGAAGTGGGAAGCATTTATAATACCTCTATTCGCTCCTTTTTTGGTAGCTCGTTCTTTGGTTCCTGATTCAAACCATTTCAGCATATAGGCGCGTGATCCCTTTTTGCGTCGGTCGATCAGGTCAACCCGTGCGCCGGAAGCATTGCGATAAACTGCTACGTTTATTTCGTTCTTTAACGGTTTGAACGATACGCCATTCTTTGAACTGCTAAATTCTGCATCAGTAACAGCGGAAATTAAATTTTCCTGCGCCTGTTTACGAATGATAAGAATTGACTTTCTAAGAGCGGAAGAAATAGCCTTCTTTGCTTCTTTATCGTTCAACCGTTTAAGTAATTCGTTTACTCGCGTTGCATCCACTTCGACGCGATACAAGTTGCGCCCGGTGTAATTGTCGTTACTCATTGATTACCTCCGCTTCTATAACCGTTGCTTGTTGCTTCCGGTCGTGGTTAATAGATAGAATCTTGTATTTCTGCCCGTCGTACTCGATTCGCATTTTAGCGTTAATCTCTTTGCAGATGCGAATCATTATTGTATTAACGGTCGTATTGTATATCTCGCCGTTCGCTTCTTTGCGTGCGCCAGACTTAAAGCGAATGTATGCGCGTTTATCGAATACTTTCACCCAACTTTCAGACGTGCCGCCCAGATTATCGCGCTTTGACTCGCTACGGTAAAATCCGATCATTTCGTTTAATAATCCCGCTTGCATTATGTGTATCTTTTTAATGGTTGCAGTAGTAGTTCTATGTGCCCCGGAATAACTTGCGGAGTGGCAAATGTTACCGATTCACGGTTTGCGTAGTAATTCGCTATAAGGATGCGAATCGCGTGCCAGATACGCCGATCTATTTTTGTGTCCTTAACGTAGGTATCTAGCGGATTATTTAGATACGATTCGATAAGAAGTTGAACGGGTTCGATAAGCCCGGTTATATATGTATCGTCAGTATCGAAATCGACGTTTAAATGCTGTTTAAGCTCTTCAAGTGTTACGTATTGCGCCATATTCAAGTAATTAAGAAAGGGCTAAGGCAGTGAAGCCAAAGCCCTTTCAATATCAATAATCAAATTATATTAAGCCGCTTTTTTCTTTGCGATGGCAAAGGCTTCCGGGCGAGCTACAACAATGTCGTAATCTGTATTCAACACAAAGTTTACGATATTACTTTTCGCTCCGGTGTACGGGTCTATCACTAAATCCATATCGCCGAACTGACCGATAGCAGCGTTGGAGAATACACCGAATCCGATAGAATCGGCGTCCATGTAGTTAGTAACAAGAACCGGATAACCGTTCACCATACCATTTTGGCAGATCATTTCGGCAGCTCCCGCCGCTTTGGGAGTGGATTTCAAGGCACCATACACCTTTGGAGTGCAAACATAGGCAGCTGTACCGTCGGTTACATCTACGCCCGCATCCATTACGGTAGATTCAAGCGAAACAATATCCGCAAATGTCAACGCGTTTGTATATTCAACATCTGGTTTTGTCTTTACAAACACCCCGTTGCTTGCGCCAGACAATGCAGTTCCCGAAAACATCCATTTATTCAAAGTGCGAGCGACACCAAGCGAAATTTGCTTCAAAACAACGTCCTGCAAAGAATAGTTCGTTTGGTTGATCGCACGCTTAGACACCGGGATAGAAATAGATACACGTTTGGGTGAAGCCTTGATTTTGTCGATATTCAATTCGGTATCAGTAACCGCAACGTTTTCACCCTGAATTGTTGCTTCAACAGCCGCCAATGTCGGGAAAACAAGGTCACCTACAAGCCCGCTTTGCATCTTGATACCTAGTTTATCAATAATCAAGCCTTTTTCTAACGGCTCAATGATTTCACCGATTGTAACAGGAACCATGCTAGCCGCATCGGTTGTATCTGTAACAGTCACCGCACGTTCTACAACTTTAATACCGCCTTCCGATACTACTCCGTTGTATTCTTCCAAAGAACGATGATTAACGACGTCAAAAACAGCCTGTGAAAACAACACGCGACGGTCAGATACCAAACCCGCGTTAATATCTTCAAGCGCACGGCGTTCAACTTTCATTTCCAAAAGTTCTTTCTTTGTTTTCAACTGCTCGAACTGCTCTTTCTCGCTTGCGTCGAGTGCTCTTTTTTCCGCTTCTGCTTTATCCAACATAGCACGCATTTGCTCTTTGTATTGAGCAATAGTTTCAAATTCTTTTCTCATGTTTTAAATTGATTTGCGTAAATTATTAATTTCATTTAGATAGTCTTTATTCTCGCCGGACAACTCCGCTATCGTATCGTCCATACTCCGCACCGTTACGTCTGTACCATAAAAAGCAGGATCAACAACGGGAGATATATCGGAAATCCGATCAATCATGTGTACAGTACGAAGCAACAACCCGTCTTTCATTGAATAGGAAACTTTTGTTTTATCCTTTTCATTTAAAGCATACGCAAAAGACGAACCGAAAATATCACCGCGTTTAATCATTTCTACGGCGAAATCTCCATCGGGAGTACTAGGAGCCTCAAACCTGTATTTTAATCCGTAGTCGTCAAGTTCAAGCGACAAAGTTCCCGCACCACGATTAGAACGAGCTAACAATCTCTGTTTATTATGATCTAACAGAGCTTTAACATCACAACTACGCAATAACTCTTCCGTTATAGCTCCCTTTTCGATCACCTCAACAAAAGCGCGTTGTTTTTCCCTGTCGTACAATACACGGCTTTCTTGTCCGAATACAACCGCATAACCTTCGATTATTCTTCCATCTCCAACTTTAGGAGCACCTAACTCTGTATAACTTCGTATTTCCATATTTTGCAAATGTCATTTTACTATATGTTTGTTTCTTCGTTTTTGGGTAGCTCTACTTTTTGACTAGCCGCCTCGATTGGTTGAACGTTGCAGGAGATAAACACTTTGTCGCCTCCTTCAACGGGCGGTTTTCCTAAAGCCCTACGAGTATCATTCGGGGAATGAGCTCCCATTTCTTCCAAAGCTTTATAATAGCTTGCTTGTGTCGTTAAATCGGTTTGATATAAGCATGACAAATCAAATGAAATACTATATAAGTGAGCGACTGAATTAGGAATCAGCTTGTAATTAAATTCAGCCTCGATTTGTTTCAATATTGGTTGCAGTGTATCAGTTAAAAAAGAAACATTGCTCATTTCAGAAGCTTTGTAATTAGTAGATTGTCCGGCAAATACTTTATCTGGGTGAACTCCGTAAAATCTACATATATCAAGAATACTGAATTTCTTTGTTTCCAATAACTGCGCATCAACCGGATTTATAGAAAGTTGATGAAATCCAACATCGCCGGGAACTGAAATAATGTCTCTTCCTGTGTTTAGTTGTTCCTCTATGCGATCTCCAACCGTAGAAAGTTGAATATCCGTCATACCTGCACCGGGCAACCCTTTATTTATCTCTTTTGCACCGGAAACAAGCCCCTTTATTTTACTTCCATTCTGAAAGGTTCGTAAATTCTGATTATCTGCACTCGCGGCTATGGAAAAGATACGGCTAGCGTACATTATTGTGCTTACTCCTGTATATCCCCCGTCCAAACTATTATTTTTAAGATGGATTATTTCGTAGGATTCAAAACGCCCATATATCCGGTTATATGGATCAGAAATAATATAAACATCATTCAATTTGTCATAGGTTACTGTATTATTTGCGCATAATACAAGCTCGCTGACACTACCGAACTTTCGACGGATAACGATGTAGGCGTTTCCTTGATTTACGATTTGAACAACCATATTCCTAACCATTTCAAAACTATTCATTCGTCGGTTAGGCATACGGGTTAATATCGTATATAAATCGTTTTCCTCGTCTGGTGAGAAATATCCATCTTTTTTCCGTTTAATTATAAGCGGTAAAGACGCGATAGTCCCCGAAAGAATAGAAGTACATCTATATGCGGCTGAAAGTTTCATTGCTTGATTACTGTTATGCACATCTATTGGCTGACCGGGTAACGATGGTAATCGGGAGTTTATCGCCGCATCTTTATCCGTTGTGCTCATCTCTGCATTTAAGGCGCGTTTTTGCGTCTTTGAACGTCCCAATTCAAAATTAAAAGATAGTTTCATTATACCTCCATGTTATTAAATAAGTAGAATGTCATTAGGTTTGTTATAGTCGAATCAATCTTCGCGTTATGCGTTTTCTTGACTGGCTTCTTATTCATGTTCCGATCTTCGTCTAATACCGCATTACTAAAACAGTATGGCGTAATCGGATTAGGGCTAAAGGTGAGCTTACTCCGATACAAAGCAAGTTCAAAAGATTCAATAGGGCTTGTAAACGTTCCGTATGTCTGTTTAACAGGCTTAATATATTCACTCGCACCGCCTACGGAATAAGTAAGAAGATTCACAAATTCAGCCGATTTATAAGGATCATAGCCAACTCCCATAATTTGTAGATACTTTGCACGTGCAAGTATATCGTTTACTATTTGCTGATAGTCGATAATATCACCGTCACAAAGAATTAAATAGCCCGCTTTCGCCCAACCTTCGTAAAGTTCCCGATTCGGATGATCTTTCAAAGCTCCTTCTGGAAAATAGTAATCCGTATGTGAATGAAAAGAACCGCTTTCTTTCGAATAGATATTATAAGTAACCGTAGAAAAGTCGTCTCGAACGGATAAATCGACCGCCGCCATTGTTAACGGATAAGTACCGATATTCTCTATTTTAATATCTTTAAACCGTTCCTCGATCTGCTTTGCTTCAATCCATTTTGTTGTCGAATCAACCGCAAACACATTAAGTAACTTTGTCCGAAACTCTAGCGCGTCCGGTGCGCTATATAAAGCCTTCTGGTATGCGTCGATATAGAAATCTTCATAAACAGTTATGCCCATGTGTGGTTGCACTTTACGCCACGTTGCCGGATCGCCTTCCTCGTCGTCTACGTCTGGCTCAAAGATGTGTGCAAATATGGAATCATTTTCAATCTCACCGCGTAGGATTGCTTTGTACATTTTCAACATCTCCACAAACGGAGCCGTTTCTTTATCGGATGCGGTAGTTATAACTACGGTTAAAGGGTTGAGCCGTGCGCCCATTGAGGAAGTTAATACATTCTTCAACGCGGCGCTATCGGCTTGCGAATACTCGTCTACTATTGCCATGCTTGCGTTAAGTCCGTCTAATTTATCCGGATTAGAGGCAAGGCAACGGGCAAAAGAGGTTTTTCCCTTTATGTGGTTATATATGATTTCTCGATTCTTGAGTTCAACTTATAAATGCAACTTTTTGGGTGCGGATAATAAGCAAT